GCTCGTATCAGTTACAGCATACGTTTCGTCGTTACCATCGTTAATAAGATAGCCATTGCCGCCATTGGGCATAGAAGGAAGCTGAGGGTTCCGTACCAAATCGGCTAATGGAGTGTCTATCTGATATGTACCAGGTCTGCGCTTTATACCACCTTGAGGAACAATGACAACGTTCTCTGCGGTCTGCCCGCCTTTGTAGTATTGATCAAGATCAGTACGACCTTTGATAAGAGGGGATAACTCACCACTAGCAAAACTGCTCTGTAAGAATTGAGACTTAGGCATAATTTTCCTTTAATGGTAAAGTTTTAGCGTCTTACGTCAATAAACGGTCTATCTTGAATAGGTGTCTGAGGGTGTTGTTGCGCGTCAGTAAACCTAGCCATACGAGAAGCGTTCTGATACTGGTTGGCAAGCAATTCCATGGAGACTGCGCTGTCTCGGATAGATGGAGCGAAGTCCATACCAAGGGCGTACTCAATCATCTTTGAGAAGTACACCGGCCATTCATGCTCAGGAGTGTTTGCAATGTAATCGCAGTACAGCGGCCCTGTATAGTTGCAGTAAACTTTGTCACCAAGAACTTGGTAGTTAGTGCCAGGGTTTATCTTGATCAACACCAACATATCAGAAGGTAATTGATAGACTGATTGCCACTCTGTACCTACAGGCACCTCAGCCGTTAGACCTAGCTGCGCTTTTCTGCGAGCAAAGCCCCATCGGTATTTGGTTAATTCGTTTTGTACAATGTTATCGTATAAGTTTCTAGCTACAACTTTAGGTCGCTCATTGCCGTCTAAAGATGTTACAGGCAAATCGCCAATTAAAATTAAAGCGTTAGAGATTAACTGTATCTTAGAAGACATATAAAACCTATAGTATAAAAAAAGAAAGGGGGCCGAAACCCCCGTTCAGTTACAACATTAAGCAGTTACTACTAAACCGCCAGCCAAATCAATAGAGGTAGCTGATTTAGTTTTGACGTATGAAATACGCACAGTTGGAGTAGAGCCAGTAGTACCGACAATAATTACCACATCACCCAACTCAAGCTCGTTGATAGCAGGCAAAAAGTAATCAGTGCCAGCAGGAGCTGTAGTTGCTTCAGTAGTAGAGTACTGCCAAGTAGCTGCACCTACACCAGAACCGCCTACGCGGCATAGACCAGATCGTTCAAAAGCCATGATATTATTCCTTATGCAGTTTGAGTGTATTGAACTTTAACGATGCCGTCAGTGTCACGAGCAACCGCGCCAGCTTTCAACATACCGTTACACAACCAAGAAGTACGCTCGGCAACCCAATCAACGTCAGTCTTCATGTCAATACCGATAGCCAGGCCAACAGAAGGACGGGCAAAGAAGTAAGAGTCAACTACGTTAGAAGCAACAGTCAAACCACCTTCAGCGCGGTCTTCAAGGATAATAAACTTGAAACCAGCCAGAGTATCAACTTCACCGTTTACAAGAGCTTTTACGTTCTGGTAATCAGCGCTAGTAATCTTCTCGTCGCTAAGCATACCGCCAAGACCCAAAGCGTTTACAGCAGCAAACAGCTCAGAGTTAGGCACACCTTTCTGACGCAAAGAAACCTGCGCTTTGATGATTTTAGCCATGTTAAGGTTAGAAGCAGCTCCACCAACAGAAGTAGCGACAGTAGCAGCGTAATCGCCAGCATCGTCCATAGCGTCGATAACAAGCTGATCACAGCGACGACCAAGGGCATTTGCGATGGTGCTTGCAAGCTCTTGCTTCTCGTCAAAGTTTACGTCTTGCGCATCAAACATATCGGTGTATTCTGGAGCGTTCCAGTTGCTAAGAGTAGCAGTCTTGAACTCGTGATCAACATCCATAGGAGTTACGAGATCAGAAGTAGACTTTTGGTTAGCTAGGCCTTTGCCCATTTTACGGAACTTGTAGGTGTCGCCAACTACGTTGTTGCGGAGAGTTACAGCAGGCTTCAATAAGCCGGTGCCTTGATAGGCGTGTTTGACCATAGAGTCAAATTCCGTGACAGCCACGGAAGATAGAACTTTACTCATAAGAATTTCCTCGAAAAAGAGTAATAAATAGAAAGTTTTTCAAGGTTTTAGCTGAGTACCCAGTAAATTGGTCAGCATTCAACCTAAATTTACTGGGCCTTGTAAGAAAGGGG